ACAAACCAACATAGCTTGCCTTATGACCCACTGGTGGTTCATTTGTTCTGTGAAACTCTTGGTAGAAAAATTTTGCTAACTTAAAGTTTATGTAGTGAATTTTCATAATAAAAAAAGAGGTAGCCTAAGCCACCCCTTTATTCTGATTGTCTAAATCAATTATTTGATTAATGGTTGATGAATCCCATTTGTGGAAATTTTGTGATTTATATAATCTCTTTTTACCAACAAATTCCATTGCATAACAATAGTCAAGACCTACCTGCATAATTTTTGAAAATAATTGATAGTACATATTTTTTTTAGTTTTGGTAAACATAACACCAATACTTTTATTGACATCATCAAACAACTCTTCTGAAAAAAATTGACCATTTCCCGCAAGACCCATTTCTACAAACCTAGTTGTAGGAAAAGTCCAGCCATCAATGATAAAAGCATCTTTGTGACCAAACTCTTCAATGGTTTCTGTAGAGTTACCTAATATTAAAGTTGGGGTTCTGTCTGATTTATTTAAACCATTTTCAAAAAATGCCTTATGCGAAAATTCTTCACAAACTGCAATGTTTTCAAGCCAATCTCTATCTTTTTCTATAAATTCTTCCATAATATTTTTTCCTTTTATGTTGTGTAAGCATTGTTACTTACACTGTCTATAATAAGGATAAAAGTGTGAATGTCAACACTTATATAGAAAAAAGTGTAATTATTTTTTTTGGTATTTTTTTATAAGTGCTTCAGCCTTTTTGTTGGCTAGATCAGAAAACCACCAAGCCAAGTAGATAGATTCAAGATTGGTTTTGGTTTTCATCTGCTTTTTTGAATGTAATCCTAATGGCATATTTTCTTACTATAGCAAAAATGGTAAAGACAAAAGTTTGGGCAATGGAGGTAGCCAAGACTGATGCATCAAAATAATTGCAAATATTCAGGACTGTTAGTGATATTGGGAAAGCCAGTAAGAATCCAACTCCTACATCACTCATGGTTTCCCTTAGTGCATGTCTGTCAATGTTCATAAGTTGCATTATACACATTTGTATTGGAATTAACACTTATCTTCAAAATTGATTACTGAATATTTATAACTCAGTTGCAACTGCACTTGCACAAGCACTTGGCTAAATATGGGTGCAGGGGTCAAGGTTTTGCGATTTTTTGACCTTTTTTTGCCAAACCCAAGGAATCCTTTGCCTATGGGCATCTCAGAGCCTTGTGCAAGCTGTTTAAATGCAAATGTTAGCAGTGCTTGAGCAATGTTTCTGATGACAGCCATAAAAACTGTAGCTTTCCAGTAGAAAAAAGTGTTGTAAGTCACTGATTTAAGGTGTTTTTTGGATTTTTTGCCATTTTTTGAGCTTTTGCAGAGAAAAAAGGCTCTCTCTTAGTTTCACAAGTAGATTTAATTGTTTAGCTTAGTTTTAAATATCATCAGGCTCAGCATCAATGATATTGCCACCAAAGATAGCAGTGAGTTGTTCTTCTATATCCTTAGCTGATAGGTTATCCAAGTTAGCATTGATGTTTAGATTCTCACTCTTCTTGATCTTTAACCCAGCCAGTTCGTTGAGTTCTCTCAATGCTGAAACACTTGCATTGAACTGTCCTTTCTTAAAAGCTTCCTCACTTACCTTCCATAACATCTTGGCTGTCTTTTCAGGAGTAATTGCATATTGATGTGCAAGCTCATCTCTTCTAACCTTGATAGCTTTAACCACATTAGGAAAGTCCTTACCATTTAAGAATTTAGAAGCGGCTTGTGCTGGGAACTCAAACCCTGCTCTTCGAGCGGCTTCTGTTTGTGTGCAACTGTCATTCACATAATGCCAAACAAATGCTGTTTGCATCTCAGTCAGGTTATATTCTGCATCAGGCATAAAAACCATTGGCTTATCAGTCAGTGATGGTTTGATTGCCTTTTTTCTTGGTCTGCCTTTTTTTGGTTTATCTTCTTTCATATCATTTTAGGGTAGAGGGTGTGGTGTACAGCTTCCTATAACTTATAACTTACATATAATAATCCATACTAATATATATATATATACCTACCTACTACTACTATATATATCTTTATATATAAAGGGTACACTATACCCTAAATAGCCAACAAACCCCATTCTATCAATACTTTCAAGATAGGGCATGGCAAAGGGGATTGCTCTCTCTTGCATCACCCTTACTCTTATAAAATTACAAAGTTTGCTCATATTAGATACCCTACCCTACCCTTAAAAGAGTTGCCTCTGTCTTTCAACAGCATCAATGTCTTTACATTCATAATTCACATTCACTCCTTTGGGGTATGGTACAAGCTCCCATTTCATATCTTTTATTAACTTTTGCCTCTGTCTTTTGCCTGCATGAATAAAAATATACCTAAGTGTTGGCTTGATCTTCTCTTTGCTTACAACCTTACCTTTCTTATCAATGCCTCTATGTATGTCAAAAGTAGAACCATCTTCAAAGGTATATCTATATTTAGTGTTGCTCTCTCCTGTATAGAGCCAGTTAGTTGCCTGATAAACATAACCATGATGATTATAATTGCTATCAGCATAGGACACCAATGCCATAGGTCTTGGCAACATCTTGATGGCTCTTGTAATAAAGTAGCTGGCTGTGTTCTTAGGCATGGTTGAGTTTATAACCAGCCTGTTTAGTTCTAGTGTTGTAATCCTTGCCTTATGAAACAAACATTCACCATTGTTATAGGATTTATTGGGTGGATAACCAAAGGTGATAACACCCTCTAGCTTATTGTTTGCATCCATGATGCCAAAAGCATATGTAATGATGCATAACCTACCTGCATAGTGCTTATCAATTAACCACTCATGACATAATTCTTTCTTTATCTGATCAACCCTGTAATCGTTAAGGTCTATTGTCATTAAAACTCAAATGCCTCCTCTTCTTCTACATTAATCAGACTTACATCATAGAGCTTCTTGCCATTGCTCTTTCTAGGTATTACACCTCTATCAGTCAGCACCCTTGATGCATCTTTGAAATCAATGTTCCTTGGGTTTCTAATACCCATGGCTCTTAATAACTGTGTAAGTTGCCAGCCTTTCTTCTCTGAATCCAAGGCATCAAACTCGACATGATGCAAGAGCAAATCTTCTACAGCACCTTGTGTCCTGAAGCCTTCATTGGACTCTTGCAACATGTCTCTCTCCTCCTTGTTTAAATACCAGTTCTTCTCTCCCTCTCTATAATACTTTTCCTTAACCTCTTTCCACATCTGTTGCATGTCTATCTTGTGATGTGGGTTGATGTCTTTGACCTTGATGCACCAAAACCGCCTATTACCACTACCATCCATCAAAAACTCAGGCTCATTGACTGAGGCAAAGAACACTGTCCTTCTTTGATAGTTAGTAAAGCTCCTGTCATAAGGTAGCCTCATCTCATCAGACCTTGCTGTAATAAATGCTTTGAGTTGGTTGATGTCTGCCTTCTTAAAGGTAGCTTCTAGTTCTCCTAGCTCTACAATCCAGTGGCTTACACACTTTTTGACACTATCTTTATCTTTAGGATCAAGGGTTGCACCTTCTAGCAACCAACCTCGATTAAAGTCAGCCAGTCTCTTAAACCACAATGTCTTTCCTGTACCCTGCTTGCCTTGTAAGACCAAGCATCCCTCAAGACTGACACCATCAGGCTCATACACACATGCCACACATGAAAGTAACCATTTTTTCATGAGCATGTGCTTAAGCTCTTCATCTACACTGGTGATGGAGTTGCAGAAGTCTGTAATTCTCTCTTTGCCATCCCATTCTTTAGAGTCTATCCAGTCTGCAACTGGGTTATGTTCTTTGGAGATTATTTTGACTGCATCTCTCAACCTCTGATGTGGCAGGAAGTTCTTAATGCATAGATTTTCTAGCTCCACAAGGACTGCCTCATCCTTTAAATCAGCAATAGGTGAAAAATTAGGTATGTTGATGTCTATTCTTTTCTTAATGACATCATAGTGTGCTTCTATCTCATGCATATTCATAAGAGCTTCATAGTTCTCAGTGGTTGGCATAATTCTACCCTTCTCAGTCTTTTCAAACTCCAAAAGCATAGGCACATCAACCTTTTTTTCAACCACCTCTCCAACCAGTGTCTTTTGATCATTGAAGTCCATGCCCTCTTCTTCAGGCATGACCACCTCAGCATCTATCTTTTGGGCAGTCTTAATAGCTTTGTCTTGACCTACATTGTTGGCATCATTGTCAGCATAGATGGTGAATCGTTTATTAGGCATTTCTTCTTTAACTATTTCACCAACATGTACAAGGTTGCCTGCATTAAAGCACACAATCATGGGTATCTTCTTTTCTTGAAAGATAGTGCTACAAGTAGCAAAGCCTTCACCAAGTCCTACTTCTTGACTTTCTTTCATCATGGATAAACCTATAATGGCAAAGTTGCCTGAGATTTTGCCTCCACTCAGGAACCTTTTAGAACCATCTTCTTTAATAAACTGCAATGACCATATCTTGCCCTCTCCATCATGGACTGGTATAACCAACTCACCTCTATGTTCTTTTATCCCATCA